CAGCTTTCGATAGGTATGGGAGAAGGCTCCTTAGCGAGATGGCAGATCGTGTCTTGGCTATCTCATGCACTAATGACACAAACGAGGGTGTGATTCCAGGTTGAGTTGCAATCAGGGCGAGACGTTCATATGCTTTTTCGGCTGCGCTTGAGGTGACTATCTTGTACCCATGTTTAGTTCTCTTTTCAGCTGTATCCGTGCCAAGATACGGGTCTTCTTGTCCTCTTGCATACCAGGGGTTCTCTGAGGGAAAATAGGACAAGAGCACGCCTTCCTCCTCGGCTGCCTCCTCACCTACAATGATCTTCCAGTCCAGCGGGAGGTAAGAGGTGACACCTACAATTTTCTCCTTCCACCGGTCTGTATGCCACATTGATCGCAAGCTCTCTGCTGCAGCATATACTGGCCCGAACGCCTGGCGGGATGCAGGAAGCGTGGTGATTTTTGCTAGCAAGGTGCGAATCTCCCCTGCACTAGATGTTAATATAGCAGCGCCGGGATCCTCCTCTGACTTGTACATGAGACTCTGCACTGTACGAGTAATGGTGAACATCCGCATTGTCATCTCACGAGCTCCTACCACTGAGAAGGAGCGGAGGTCTGAAAGCAGAGTTGGGTTAAAGGGGGTTACTGCCATGAGGGAGGTTTTGAGTTCCGTGTCATAATCCTCCACAGGAGCATCTATGAGCTCATGTATATCTCTATTCTCCGTTATCTTCAACATCTGCCGGAGGCTGAGATCCAAGATCCGGTTCTCTGCTGTCTGAGAACGTCTGATGGGGATCGAATACGGGTCTTCCAGCAGCTGTTGGGGGTCCACCTGGGCAGGTTTCCATGCGCCAGATAAGAGGGCTTTGTTGACGCGCCCTAGGGCTGTGAGACCCCCCTTGTAGAGAATCTTCAGGGAGAGATAGTCTTTTGAACCAGGGTCAGCTCCGCCTTTGTATACAAAAGAACACAAGGGTGCAACCGGGAGCCCACCGAGGGAACCTGGAACCCCCAGAACAAGAGGGAGCGTTGCTTCATCAAGCTTTCTTTTGAATGTTTTGTGCAAGAAACTACCCTCAACTGTCGGTCTGTCCCGGACGCGTATCAGATATCGGGCGGTATGAAACAGACTCAAGAAGTACCCATACAGAGGCTGCTTGAGGCGTTCAGCAGCAGCAATGCTTGAGGACGTGATGGCAGAGATGCCATTAGACACGGTCGGAAAATCTGAAGCCCCCCTTGGAAATATGCGAGATACAGCTTTGAGTGAGAGGAAGTATTCGCTGCCGCCAACATAAAAGTCTTTGCTGTAGGTGACAACATTTGTGGACTCAAGGCACTCCTCCTCCTTGGCTTCCTGCCCCACAGCAGCACACGCCTCAGCGATAGATTTTTTGATCCGGGCAGCAAGGTCTCTCAGGTATTGCTTTTTGTCTTCCACATCCAGCGGCACAGAGACTGTTGCCAATATCACCTGGTTGTCTCCCTGCCCCAGTAAAGAGTACTCGATGTCAAAGGGTTCCATGCCTAGGTCGACCATGGCATAGGTGGCTATAGTCCAGTCTTTTTGGACAATCCCCTCAAATCCCCCCTCATGGTTGTACCAGATCAGATCCGTCTGGGGGGGCGGGTCTTGTTCAAGCCCCTCAGGCGGATAGCCGGATACTCGGACAACAATCATACACTGGCGGAAGAACTCATGAACGAATGTGTAACGTCCATCTGATCCAAAGATGTCATCGAGATCCATTCCGATGAGGCGCATCGGAAGATCCCTCCACCGGAGGTTCCAGCGAGAGAGATCCACCTCAATGAAGAGCCGCTCTCTCCCCTCGGATTGTAGGGGTTTACTCAGATTGAAGAATCTCTCCATAATGGTGGTCCGGGACAGAGTCATGGTCTGCTGTGGGAGGTTGGGAAACACATGGTCCGCCAGGTTTGCCTCGAGACATGCGAAGAAAGCCCTCATCTCGAAGGGCATCATGCTGAACATGCGAGCTGCCAGCTTAAACTCTCGTTCCTTAGGATACAGACTTACAATGAACCAATGTAGTGGAACTGTGCGAGCTTCCACCTGCTCCACGATAGCTCGAATCGATATCTCCTTACGCTCCAA